CAATATGATGGTTACTAACTGGGCTATGCCAGTCAAAAGAACTATAAGACCCATTTTTGAGTCTTTGGTTCTCTCTGATTCTGTTTTAAAACCCAGTAATAGACAATTATTGAATAAAGTTAAACCCAGTCGAATTCCTTTAACTACTACAACTACAACAACTACAACAGATGAACACTTGGAACGTTATGTTTTAGATGATGGAAACATTTTTGTAGAAACCACTGAAACTGAAGGACCAGGAGTTTATCCTATAGGTGATCGAAATTATCAATTTGTTGGTAATTTTAATACTGATTCTGATTTGGCTTGTTTCAAGTCTGAAATGGCAAATTATAGTGTTGTCATTAAATTTGATTCTTTAGATGAACCTAAGTGGGTTCCTTATTTTGGGACTGCATCTTCATCTGATAAGAAGCAATTGATAATGGAATCAGTTAAGGCTGTGGTTGCAGAAGCTAAGAAGAAGAAGAAAATTAAACATCATCTCGATTATGATAGAGATGAAGTAGTGCAAGATTGGGCTGATCGAGTTGATAAGAATGCTAAGAAATTTGATGAAGATGAGCGCCGATTCCAGAAAATGGATGACAGAATGATGGATGAACGTCAATGGCGCTCTTATTTAGAGGAAAAGTTGCAGGAAGACTTGGAACGTCATGCTCGACAACTTGATCGTCTTTATGAGCAGTATCGAGATGCTGCTGATAAAGCTGTCAAGCGACGACAAGGCTTGGAAGCTTTAGATAAAGGATCTATTTGTAATCCTCCACCAGTTCACAAAAATTCCCTAAAAAGAATAGTGACTGATATGAAAAAAGTTATCAAACCTGTTAAGGAATCTATTCACGCAACTAATCCTATGATCCCTGCTGAACTAATGAAAGCAACCAATATTTCTGTTTTAGATGCTAAAGATAATAAAGTGGGATGTGCTTTTGCTACAGCTTCTGGTCTGTGGATTTTGGAGCATGTTCTAGATAGTGTTGGAGAATCTTTTTCTCTTGAGCAGGGAAATAAAGTGCTCGCGTGTTCTAAACGTGATATGATGAAAAATCATGATAAAGATTCAGATATAGAATTTACTGGAGAAACTCTTTTGAATTTCCCCATTATTGCTGGATATTTTAAGTTATTGACTCCAAAGAATTTTGGAATTTTTTCAAAAGGAAATGTGGCCTTAACTGATGGATGTTCGGTGTCTGATTCTGAAGCTGAATTGGATATCACCGGAGATGAAATTCTGTATGATGCTTCAACAGTTCAAGGTTGGAGTGGAACCTTAGTTTGGAGTATTTTTTCTGGAGATTCACCAAAGGCTGTAGGTGTTCATTATGCTGGAGCGGAGGATGTAAATCATGCTTTTAAATTCACTGATGCTTCGGCGAAGACCTTTTTTCGTAACGTACAGAGAAATTCGTCCCCTCAAATACACGGGCAATTGTTATCGGCCGAGTCTAAGGACACAACTACCACTACCACGACGAGCTCACCCAGTGCTTCTAAAACTCGGAAAAATTGGGTTAAGAAGCCCTGGTCTAAGAAGAAGTAAATTGATAGAAGATCCCTATTGGGATCAACAGAGCTATTGTATAGCTCCGTTTGATGAGATGTCGTTTGTGAATGGTTTGTTGAAATATCATCACCCATACGGTTACATGACAATCAGTGAGTATCATCAAATTTTGACTTGGTTAACAAGAATGTACTTTCCTTTTATGCAATCAGATATGTGGAGTCCCCAGGAAGTTATCGATTCTTTGGAAGAAGATAAAGCTTGTGGACCACCATATTGTGATTTATTTGGAGGAAAGAAATCTGATGTTCTCAAAAAAATGAAGTTTGATGACTTTATTTTTGATTTTTGGAATTTTTCTCAACTCATCAATGCTACTTTAAAAGATGAGATTAGAAAAATAGGAAAAGATGCAAGATTGTTCATGCCAGCAAATATAACAATGGTTGTTGTTGGAAATTACTTGTTTGGTGCTATGAATGAAGCTTTGGCTTCTTGTCACAACTTCAAACCTGTGAAAATCGGTTTGCAAACTCCAGGTATTGATGCCATTAGATTGTGGCATGAGTTTTATCATGCTAAAGGCCAATGTCATCAGTATGATGGAGCGCAAAACGATGCACATTTTGCTCCAATAATCTGTTGTTTGATAAGAGATTTTCGGAAGAAGTTTGTCCC